CCCTGCCCTGGTTGCAATCTATTTGAAACAAAATCTTATGCAACCAGGGCAGGGCGTGGGCGGGTCGAAAGCTAAAAAAACTGATTCCCAAAAAGCTGCTAAACATGGGACTCCAAAAGCACAGCAAGGATAGGATATGCCATTATATAGTTTTGAGTGCAAAGCATGTGGAAAAATTTCAGATAAAACATTTAAAATAAAAGTGTGCCCCAAACAGATACAATGCGTCTGTGGAGGTGAAGCAAGAAAAATTATCGTCAACGGGCATGGCGGGATACAAACAGATGGAGATGTAATATGGTTATCATCGGCAGCGGCATCAGCGCAAAGGCAACATGAAAGGCCGGTTGAAACCAGGACAGAATATAAGCAATATTTGAAGGATAACGATTTAATCCAGTGCGGATAAACGCATTTTAAATGTGCCGCACAATAAACTTTTTAACGCACAAGGATAAACATTAAGGATAAATCTCAATAGAGACCTGAATGAGCCTTGGAAGGATGTAAAAATGTCAGTCGAAGATGCAGCAAAAGAGATAGCTGAAACAAATCAGGCAGGGGATATCCCTTATCTTGGCACATGGGCAGACAGGGACGCAGCAGAGCAAGGCGTTTCAAATATGCAGGGCAAGATGGATTCAATGGGGAATGAGGTAGGCACTCTGAGGAATCAAGTTGCAATGGCTAACCAAACGATTGCTGATTTGCAGTCCCAACAAAATGCGAACAAAATACCTGAGGCAGTAAAGGGTGAAGCGGAATTAGCTGCAATACAAGAAGAAATGCTGAAGTTGGATGATGAGGATCCTAACTATCATCAGCAGTTGATGGGTCTAATGGCGCAATCCAATAATGTTGTCGCCGATATTCAACACTCCAAAACACTCAAAGCTGCAAAATCGATGTTCCAGGAAGAGTTGAATAAACGGGATACAAACGCTATACATGAAGCGTTTTATAAGGATAACCCCAGTTTTAATATGCCTGAGGTGCAAGAACAGATACAAAACAAAATGTCACAAGATCAAACTGGAATGACTGACTCGCTTGTGGCTTTTCGAGAAATCGAAAGAGACAATGCTCTTGAACAAATGAAAGCCCTCGAAGCGGAGAATGCGGATTTAAAACGACTGCAAACTGTAAATGAAGGGGCAAAACAAACAGGAAAGGTTGTAGTGGGAGGAAATCAAACACCTACTGCTGCAAGTTCGCCATCAAAATTAACAGGAGCTGCACTTGATGCTGAAATGCAAAAAGCATTAGATGCATTAAAAAAATAGTTCTATGAGAGGTACAAAAATATGTCTTTGATTAATCAGCTTAACGCAACCACACAAGTAAAATGGTTGCAAACAACCCCTGTGGATATACTTCATACTGCATCAGCATTAGTGTGGAGACTCATGGGGAACGCAGTCAAAAAGGATAACTGGACAGTACAGCCATCTGAAACAGTGGATGGTGGGAAAATGGTTATGTGCCCAATCGAATATGCTTCCAGTAATTCTGGAACATACGGTGCGTCTACTATAATTGACGTAGACAAAGTAGATATTATAGATGCCGCGAGGTTTGGTTGGAAAGGTGTCTATGGATCCAATACCAGAAACCTTGATGATATTACTGAAAACGCGGGAGATGCGGCTATAATAAGATTGTCGCATCAGTATGTGGAATCAATCAAAAAATCTGCAAGGTTAAAGATGGCGGCTGATGTTGTTGCTGCATCAGGATCTGACCCGTATCACATGAATGGTTTAGGTGACCTTTTCAACACCACAACATCAACGGAATATGGTAGCATAGCAGAAGATAATATGGCTACCTGGAAGGCCAATGTCATAACTGACGCTGAAGTAATTAGCTTCCAAACGATGCAAAAGATTTTTCGTCAGGTAGATATGGGCGATTATGCTGGTGCGCTTCCTAATTTTTGTGTTACCAGCAAAGAGCTTGTAGACGGTTTAGAACGGAGCCTGCAACCTCAGCAGTGGCATAAAGATAAAAATATGGTAGAAGCTGGTTGGGATCATATATATCACAAAGGTGCGCCAGTTGTATCAGATAAAGCATATTCTGGGACAACTATTCTCGATGCTTTAAATCTGGAATATTTGTCTTTACGGGCGCATAGTCAGTATAATTTTACGACACCAGTTTGGAAAGCTATATCTGTACAACAGCCGGATACAATTACAGCTAATAGCCGGTTTAGAGGTAATCTTTACTGTTATTCCAGACGGATGCATGTAAGACATGCAAACATTACTCCACCCACATAAAACAATTTTTTTACATCAACTATGGTTGGTGTAATCTCATAAGGAGGTTTTTTTATGGGGATTAAACATCATTATACAGCACGGGTCAAAACACTGCAAACCAGTCACAATCGTTTATGCAGGGAGACTTTTTTAAACAAGCTTGAAAGCCAAGATTTGTTTATAGCCGATTTTACAGATGGGGCAAGTACTTCTGGGTATATTGATATAGATGTAGATTTACCGGCCAATGCTATAGTAGTTGGATGGAAAGCTGTAGTGTCCGGAGCTTTTGCTGGAGACACCACCGCTGTAATTTCAGTTGGGATATCCGGCGATACGGATAAATACTCAGGCGTTACTACGGCTTCATGTTTTACTGCCGCCACCGTTGGGGCAATGGGCAATACTGACTCTGCAATGGTTACGGCTGCGCAAACAGTAAGAGTCACCGTAACAGGTGGAGCGGATTTTACGTCAATTGTAACTGATGCCGGAGGGGCAATGAAAGTTTCACTTTATTATTTCATTGCGTGGTAAAAATATTAAACACATACCGCAGAATGGTTATTAAAATCTTTCTGCGGCAGAGAGGAAAAAAATGATTAGATTATTTGTGCAACTTGCCAGCAATGGCACAATGTATGTCCCAGCCCCTTGCCGAGGGACTGTTATGGGGGCGCAAGCGGTTTGGCAAACAGATGCTGTCGATGCTGCTGATACAATTATTCTCAGCCGAGGCACAACTGCAGTTAATACTATTACGGCAGTTGACGGGGACGGTTTGCAGACCGAAACCGGTGTACCGGATACAACCAATAAGGGTTTGATTTTTGATCCTGATTCAAGCACAAAGGCCAACACCAACATTAAACTTGTGGCAAATGGTGCCGCCGGTATTTCTTTGGTGACTATTGAATTTGATGATTCGGCTTATGTTAAGCAAACAGCAATAGAAGCATAATTAACAATCCTTGTGGGCTACGGTTCGCAAGGATTGTATAAGGATTTTTTTCGTATGACTTTTGCTGAGTTACGATCAGAAATATTAAATATAATCATGTTAAAAGATCCTATATACTTGAATATGGTTCTCGATAACAGAATTAATGGTATTGTTTCAATGATTGCAGCCGGTATAAACATGCCAGATCGAAGTATCTCTCCTCCCCTCTCTGATTTATACTCTTTTGAGACTGTAGCGACCACAACTGAGGCTTATGCTTCTTTACCAGATACTTACCAACGCAATGTGTTTTCTGTAATAGATTCAAGCTCTGACCAAATATTGCCGCCACATGGCGGGAATTATTATTCTTTCCAGTTGTTTTTAAGGAATGCGCTTAAAAAGGATTTGACCCAAATAGGAGAAATTCTAAACGTAGCTATAAAAGGCAGCCGTCTGTATTACCAGGGGATACCTGCTGCGGCTTCTGATTTGACAGTACATTTTTATCGGAAACCAGTTGATATGTCGGATGATGCTGATACACCAGATGGGATACCTGAACATCTACAAAGCAGATTGATCCGGAACTATGTCGCAAAAGATTTATTGGGTGAAGCCAAAGAAAAAACAGACCAAACAATTTCACAAATTTCATATCACGAAACAGAATTTTACAACGCCATGCAAGATTTGATAGACTATATAGGCACAGATTCAGAGCCTATATATTACGGAAGATCATACATTAATGAAGATTATGGAATTTGTGATTAAGGAAGATTCATGAGTACAATATATGTATCAACAATATTTAACAGGGTTGCCAGAGTCACAGGAGATCCTGCATTCGTGGAACCTACCAGGGCACAGTTGCTCGATTGGTTTAATGAAGGTGAGAAAGTTTTGGTTAAGCGGAAGCCCGATGCTTACGTAAAAGCTGCCAATCAATTATTGGTAGAAGGAACTGAACAAACACTCGCTGCCGATGGAATAATATTTATTGAACCTATTTGCAATATGGGGACAGATGGTTCTACTCCAGGGAGGGTTGTTTATAGTGTAGACCGAAGGACAATCAATAGATCGACTCCTGATTGGCATTCAGCAACAGCTAATACACAGGTCAATGCAGTTATTTTTGACGAAAGAAATCCGAAAATTTTTTATACATCGCCTCCTCAACCAACAGCGACTCAAGGGTATTTGAAATATGAATACTCTGCATTGCCTCCGGAAATAACTGTTATGGATGAAAACTATGATGTGGTCTTTACTGTCGGCGATGAATATGCAGCCGAAATGCTGAATTATCTATTATTTAGGATTTACAGTGAAGACAAAGGCCAAATATCAGATGCCGTTGAGCGCGCTCAAATGTATTGGGCATTGTTTACCGGAGATATTGTTGACAAAGAAGCCGTTGAAAACAGAGACAGCCCGAATGTTCCAAGGAGATAATGAATGGGACAAATATTCCGAAATGACTTTAGTACCACACTTACCGCCACAATAACATCTTTAAGCACTGAGCTTGCGCTGGCCGCTGCGCCATCCCCTGCAATAACCCTAACCGAAAGCGATGATTTCTTTAAGTTTACAATTGTTGATGAAAATGGTAATCGTGAAATTGTCAAATGTGTTGGAATAACTGGAAATAATGTTACAATCGGCGTTACATTAGGAGTGCCATCTGTAGACGGCAGAGCGCAAGAAAACACCACAGCAAGAGCGATAACCCATACAGATGAACATATAATTAGTATGCGGACAACCGCAGGCTTATTTGAAACGATAATTGCCGCAATCGCTACGTTGCAAGCTAATACATCAATTGCGACAGTAACTATGGCCGAGGAGGGGACAGATGATGCTCATCCTTTGTCCCCTCTAAAAGGCCGCATTATGGTTGATGGGTATGCTCCGTTATCTACGTTGGTGCAAGCACAAGGCGGGACTAACAATGTATCAAGAATGAGTCCTCTACGTTCACGTCAAGCTGCGCAAGCTTTTTTTGGGACTATATTTGAATCCGGAACGACTTGTATATTTCCACAAAACACTGTTCCAACCGGCTGGATATTTGTAGCCGAGGGTAATGACCGAGTTTTTATCGGGACAAACAGCTATACGACTGGCGGTGATATGGGTGGAAGTTGGACATTAGCCGGGATTACAGTTGATGGTCATGCGCTAAGTATAGAAGAAATGCCAATACATGAGCATGGTATAAACGTCAGAAACCATGATACGAACAGTCCGGGAACCGTCAGAAACGCCGATTGGGGCGGAGGGAATCAAGATACTGAGACGAAATCTGCCGGCGGTGGCCTTGAGCATACTCATGGGGTGACTTTAGGAAATACCTGGAGACCGGCTTATGTGAAAGCTATTACAGCACGGAGGGCTTAAATGAATTACGAAAACGCTTTTAATTGCAAGGATTGTCCACAGTGCAACACATCAAAAGGCTGCCCGGACTGGTTAGAATTAATCGAAGAAGACGATAGTGGAAAAGTACGCATCAAGAAAATGTGTGGCAGAGTATATGAAAAGTATTTTTGGATCAATGTAACAAAAGCCCTTGCAATATTAACTGAAAATGTGTCCAAAACAAACAATATCCATACTGACGGGATTTTAGCAATAGGGCATGCAATACAACAGCATCAAAATCAGCAGATACAGCAAAGTAACATAAAAATGGTTCAATAAAATAGATGCTTAAAGTAAGAAACAATTATAAAACAAAGCTGACAAAAAGCATTACAGCATCAGCTACAGAATTGCAGATTGATAGGGCGCCATCCCCTATCATGACGCTTTCAAACAGTGATGACCATTTCTTATTAGTGTTAACTAATGAGGAAACCGGTGACTATGAAGTAATCAAATGTGTAGGCATAATAGGCCGGATTATTACCGTTGGTATAACTCTGAATACTCCGAATATAAACGGGCGTGGATACGATAATACGACTGCGCTCGTAATTGACAAAGATGCAGATCATACCTTGCGTATGGTTGTAACCTCAAGTGCGCTTGATGAGTTTTTAGATAATTTAACGGCTATTGATGCATCATTTACTATTGCTTCTACGGCTGAGGCTGAAGCCGGAGAAAACGATGAGCATGTTTTATCATCTTTGAAGGGTGTTGAAATGTTTGAGGCTTATGCTCCGTTAGCATCCCAGATCCAAGCCGAAACCGGGACTGACAATATTACCCGAATGACACCTTTACGAGAAAAACAAGGTCTGGATTATTATTTTGAAGAAAATCTACCATTCGGTACGTTAATGTTTTTCAGGCAAAATGTTGTCCCAACAAATTGGGTGTTTGATTCTGCCCACAGCGACAGATTGATACTGAATACATCAACACAGAGTGAAGGCGGAGAAACCGGTGGAAGCTGGACGTTTTCAGGCATAAGCGTCAACGGCCATGCAGTAACGCTTACGGAGTTCCCAATACATAAACATGGTATCAACGTCAGAAATCATGAGTCGAATAACCCTGGTACGATTAGAAATGCCGATTGGGGTGGAACAAACCAGGATACTGAAACAAAGCCCGCAGGCGGTGGACTTGAGCATTCACATGGCATCACGTCAGAGGATACTTGGAGACCGGCTTACACAAAGCTTATTTCTTGTAGTTATGCGGAAAGGGTCACAACAGATACGGTTTTACTTATTCAAAGCGATACGACAAACGGTAGCCAGGTTTTTGTTGATCATGGAGTCCATGCACATGAACTTAACTATACAAGTGTTACTTATGATGGTTTGATACATCCAAGGCATACAGATCAGTTTTTTTATTACTTAGATAGCACTACGCCGATGATAGCTCCAACTACTCCAAAATTTGGTAAAACTTCGTTTGCTTTAAGCCGGAGTTCAAGTGCTGAAAGAGGTTCAAAACTAATAATATCAGATAATTTAGAAGATTTCGACATCATTAGAGGTTCCTTCACAATAGATTTCTGGATTATTTTTGAAAGTGTAAATGAAGATACTTTTTATCCTATAGCAGCTATGTGGGATGAGGCAGGAATCAAAAACTGGTATCTTATGGTTCGCTTAAACAATGCTACGTCTGGTTATTTTAATTTTTGTGCATATGATACTCCAAATGCACAAAATGCTTATTCAAAACAAACATCTTTTTGGGAAAGCGGAGATAAGTGGACTCATGTTGCGATAACTTGTGACGGGTCTATTCTATATTTTTTTATTGATGGTGTTTTAACAGACAGCCATGATATTTCAACATTAATACCTACGTCAACTGTTGTGTCTGATTTACACATAGGAGGGTGGGAAGATCACCCTCCAGTTCCTTGGTGGTATGCTGCCGAGCGAACCCCATTTTATTTTGATGAATTTAGGATCAGGAAAGGCACAGCCGTATGGACAACAGATTTTACGCCTCCAACAGCACCTGTTTCTCCATAAATAGTTAGAGGAGTCGCATGAAAATAAAAATATCAGAATTCGGTGGCATGGCTCCAGGAACTGCCGGGCATCTTTTACCGGCCAATGGGGCGCAGGACGCTGAAAACATAAACTTCGACAAAGGCGATCTTAGAGCATGGAAGTTGCCTTTATTGACGACATCAATAATCAGCACGTATGACGCAACGGCTCAATATCTATCTGCTGATGCAAAGAGAGTTGTTTATTCTGGACGGCTTTACTATTGCACAACCGACACGCCTAATCCTTCCGGAGCATGGGACAATACAAGATGGACATTAATTCCCATACAAAGCTTGTTTCGATTTGAAGAAAACTCAAATTCTCACTGGATTATTTCAGATAAAACACGAGATTACGTCAGGTCATTGGAGCCTTCGGATGAATATGAGCGTGTATATGTTTCAGGCGAAAATGAATTGTGGACGTATTGCAATGATCTTGTTTCATCTCCGTTTGACCCTTGGGGCGATTATTACAAATTAGGAGTGCCAGCACCTACAGCACCATGCGTTGTTGATACATATACAAATGGTGGGTCTGATTATATTGCCTGGTATTATACCTATGTAAATAAATATGGAGAGGAAGGCTCTCCAAGCGATACAGTTGAAGTCACTGATTACCTCTCTGGAAACATAACCCTTGATACTTTCACGGAACCGCCTACAGGTAGGGCATTAGAAGGTGGTCAGATCCGTTTGTACCGCACAAATTCATCAACTGCCGGCATAGCAGAGTTTCAAAAAGTAAAAGATACGAATATTAATGGTTTTACATTTGCGACTGATTCTATAACGGATGATGTCGCAGCAGATGATCTGGGTAGTGTTTGCCCTTCCGAAAATTGGGGCGTACCTCCTGATGACCTTCAGGGCTTGGCTCTTTTTTCATCTAATATAATGATTGCGTTTAAGGACAATATCCTTTACATGAGCGCACCAGGATTCCCGCATGCATGGCCTACCGAAAACCAATATTCGATTGCATCAACCATTAGAGGTATAAAGGTTTATGGCGCAATAATCTATGTCGTAACAGATGATCTGTATTATTTTTTCTACGGTGATGATCCTGAAAATATGAGTAAGGACAATTCTGAAACGATGTATCCTTGTTCAGCCAAGGCCAGTATGGCAACGTGTAACGCAGGCGTGTTGTTTGCAGGGAATGAAGGGTTGATGCTTCTAAACGCAAGTGGTTGTGTCAATATAACCCAAAACAGTGTTTATGGGATCCAGGACTGGATTGATATGAATCCAAGCACCATGAATGGAACCTTTTACAATGGGAAGTATTTCTTTTTTTATACAGACACAGACGGTTTGAGACATGGGGCGTTACTTGACATGGGGAGCGGAAACAAGCTGACCAAGCTGTCATTGTTTGCTTATGCTGGATATCCCAACTATGGAGACGGTGAATTCTATATGGTGTTAACCGGAAACAACCGATATGCTGCCGATGCAACGATGTATATTAAGCAGTGGAATGCGGATCCGTATAATTATTTGCGGCGGTTTTGGAAGTCTAAAAAACACTTATTGCCAAACGAGATGATCTTTCCTGTAGGACGTGTTTTTATAGATAGAGAGTATCATCAAAACGTTTTAGACACTGCCGAGGATGAAAATTATATTAAAGATTTAAATGCTCCCATTTTCGCTGCCGGCAATGTTTTTGGTGAAATAAACAGCGATAACATTACTATTTTTGAAATAAATGGGGACAACTTGTATTCTCCATCTTCAATCCAGATAAACGCCAATGCTGATTTAGAAGTATACATAGATTGTAAACTTGTTCACTCTCAACCTATATTGAATAATAATATTTTTAGAATATCGAAGAGTCTAAAAGGAAGTGAATTGGAAACAGTAATATCCGGATATGTCCCTGCCTACACAATAGAGCTTGCAGGTTCAGCACAGGAGATGATAACATCATAATTATGACTAACAAAAGGGGGTAGTGAATTATGGAACATCTTAAAGAATTCCCAGTTGCCACTCAAAACGATGCTTTAAAGGGAACATATTCATCTAAGAGCATCTCAACAATAAAAGTAAATAAAATTAAATATTTAAAACTATTCAGAAAGGCTATTCATGGTTCCCCAAAAAACACTTGAAGAGTATACAACAATTTTATTAGCAGAAAACAGTCGAGTTCCAGAGGGGTTTCATATAGTAGAAACACCTATTCGCCATTCTCATGAAATTCCTTTAGATAAGAATGGCAACTTCCGATACAGATGGGGCGCAGGTTGTGATCCACAAAAAAAAAAGCTTTTTTAAAAAATCTTTTTTTAATTTTTTTGGAGCGTAGTTGCTATGACAATGCCTAAAATTAAAGAGCCGACCATGGCGGCAGATAACGTTGATATAAGAAAGATCTATGATATATTAAGGAGCATCAAGAGGGCAGTAGAATGGCTGGATGCGGAAGTAAAAAGAGTGGAATTGTTGATTCCATAAAGATTGTTCCATATCTTAAAAAAGATGGTGTTCCTACATTTTTAGATTCTGAAATATTTTTTTTGTGGGAAAAGGCAGTATCAGAAAAAGCTATGGATTATATGTTTCTTGATAGAAAAACCGTTTCTCCACAGTTTTTCTTAGAATACATCCAAGGGTTTGATATTAATTTTTTCGTTGTGTTTGCAGATAAAGAAATGGTTGCCTTTATTTTAATGACGAACATTTTATACGGAAAAGCAGAATTGCATTTTTTTTCATATAACAATTGCCAAAGAGAAAAAGCTCTTGAAGTGAGTAGGTACTGTTTGAAATATTTGATCAACATCAAATTAACAGAAAGTACATATTTATATGATGTTATTATAGGGATAACACCAGTAAAGAATGTGTTTGCCTGCATACTTTCAAAAAAGGCTGGAATGAAAGTAGTTGGTAGAATACCTAAGTATCTGTATAATATTAAAACAAAACAACAAGAAGATGTAATGTATCAATATTACAGTAGAGGTTTATTATGAGTGGAGGCTTCGGTGCATCAAAAACAGGTAGCAGCAGATCAAAACAATATGCTATGGATCCAGAAGCCATTAAGCGCATGGAGACGGCAGAACGGTGGCTTAATGAAATGCGGGATAAAGAATATGCTTATGGCGATGAGTTCTTTAGACCGTATGAGCGTGAGATGGTAGCGTCCAACAGTAGGCTGCTACCTCAAAATGAAAGTCTTATGAGTGAACGTCTGGGCCAAGGCATTACAGATATTCGAGAAAGCGCACCTATTCGCCAAGAATTACGTACACAGCAGATGGAAGGTCTAAAATTATCCAGGCCCGCTATGATTAATTTCTTTGAGCAAGCAATTAATGGGATTGATGTTGGCAAGCGTAAAGGTGAAGCAGTTGCAGACGTTGAACACGCATTTAGCAAAATGTTGCCACAGTTTGAACAAAATCTTTCCCGTAGAGGATTGACAGCAAAAAGCAGTGATTTTAGAAAAATAGGAATTGATAAGGCTAGAACAAAAGCAGGAGCGTCTAATTTTGCTGGTACACAAGCAGAGGCAGAGAAATTTGGTCGGTTAGGGCAAGCATTAAATACAAGGCAACTATTCACGCAGCCTTCTCTAGACAATACTGCATACGCTCAAGGTGAATTACAGACAGGTGGATATTCTTTGGCTAATCCAGCAGATAGAGCATTGAATGCCGCAGGGTTAGGTGTGCAAGCTAATGCCGCAGGTATGACACCATTGACAAGGAGTGTAAAGGACGCAGGATATAGTTGGAGTACTTCAGGGGGTAGATAATTATGGCTTTTTGGGCTTTTTTAGGTGGCGCGTTGAGCAGTAAGGCAGGTGGCATGGCTGTTAGCCAAGTTGCTAAGGGATTATCGAATAAAGGTGGAGATAGCGGTATGCTCGCGCAGCAAGGGCAGCAAATGCCGCAAGAACAACCTATGCAGGATAATACAATTGTAAGGAACAAAGTAACCCTCCCGGTGAATAGAGGGTTAGGGGGTAGGCGATAATGCCATTAGGGTTAAAACAGAAACCATGGACTGGCGGTGCTGAACGCTTTCAAGATATGATGGAAAGCGATAGAGTGCAAGACAAGATCGGTCTTACCCGCAAGGCACAGAATAAAGATGCGCCAATCGCTTGGGGTATTGCATACGATAAACCAAAAGCTCCAGTAAATGAATACGGCCTAAAAGAATCTGTTTATTCAGCTAAAAAAAAAGTTTTAGAAGCGACAGAAGAGAACAGCCCTGAATACAATATTGCTGAACAAATTGTTGATTCCATGGCCAGTAATTTCTTAGGCGTGCGACCGTATAAATATGGTATGACACAACATGAAAAAGATATCCAGAAACAAAGAGAGGGTGTAAATCTTGAATTACAAAAAGCTCATAAGGCACTTATGCCAGCATTGCGAGCAGCGGCTAATGTTGAGTCTGAAAATTATGCAGACTTAGAAGAATTTGCCAAGCACATGAACAGGAATCAACCAATTTTTGGAGCGATCACAAATATAAAAAGAAGTGATGAAGTCGAACCAAAGTTTAACCCTAATACCGGTAAGGAAAGTGATTTTGCCGGTGTTCCTCTTTACTCTTTTTCCTACACAGACCCAAACACTGGCAAGACAGACCAATTTGAAAAGATGTCACTGCCAGAATTGGTTGAAACATACAGGGACAATCTTCCTGAAAGCGATGCTATGCAGTTGACAAGACTTGCCGCAAGGGGTCAAGTAGAGGACGATTTAAAAAGAGATTTCGCAGCGACGGGAATTACAAGTATTACACCAGTAGGTACAGAAAAAGGAACTGGTCGTAAAATGTACAGGTTTAAGACAAAAGGCGGAGAAGTTTATCACGGTCCAGGCATGAAAAACGAAAATGGTGAGATGATCATAGTCCCGTCCGAAAATATTGAATTTACCGCGGATAATACAAAAGCTATATCACCATACCAAAAAGCTACTCTTGGAATAAAAAAGTTGGAGCTTGGGCTTAAACAAGATGCGGCAAGAAAAAAAGGCACTATTACCACACCTAAGGAAAAAGTTGATTACGATAAAATGATGTATGAGCTTACCATGCAGAATCTCCCATTAGGCAGTGAAATAACACAGGAAGCCATTTGGAAAACCATAATGATGAGTAATGGTGGAGAAAAAGTGGTTAAAGGCAAACCCGGGACTCCGCAGGCTGGAAAATCTTTTATACAAAAAGGTGGAGAGCTATATGACAGGTATATGAATCCAGTGGCTACGAGAGAAGCGAAAGCAAGTACTAAACCAAATGTAGAGTTGAGGCAGCCGAAAAAGAGAGACTCCGGGTCCGCGAAATTATTAAGCAATATCAAAACAGGATTAACGAGATCAAAAAAGAAAAAAGAACCTAAACCAGATACCAGAAGTTTTGGAGAAAAAACTCAAGATACCTTGCTTAAACGCAAAAAAGATGGCAGTATATCCTTAGTGGATACAGATGATTTTAAGAAAGTTGGAAAGGCTATCTATGATACAGTAGAAAAAACAGGCGACACTATAGGTGTTGCAATAAGCAAGTTTTTAAAGGCAAATAATATAGTTGGTACTGCTATAGTTAACGGCATTAAAAAAGCTGTAAAGGCCGCTGCTGAATCACAAAAACAAGCAAAAAAAGAATCAGGATTTTAAACTATGCTGTTCAATTCAAATGATTTTGAAGTTGTAGCAGAGAACAAAACAACTTTAGCAGATAGAAACAATAACCCCGGTAACTTGAGGTATGCCAACCAAAAAGATGCGTCTCAAGGAGTAGGTGGATTTGCTAAATTTGAAACAAGCGAAAAAGGTTCCGAGGCATTAAAAAACCAGATTAAACTTGATTCTTCAAGAGGGCATACTCTTGGAAGTTTTATCGAAAAGTATGCGCCACCTTCCGAAAATGATACACCTGCGTATGTTTCATTTATGGAGAAAGAAGTCGGCGCAAACGCTAACAAACCTCTTTCTGCGATTGATGTCAATAAGGTTTCTAATGCTATTACAAAGTTTGAGGGTGGAAACAAAACCCAACAAAGGGCTACATTTAATCCGGATGATTTTGAAGTCATTATTGGTGGCCCGGCGATGGAACCAAAGAAAGAACCTAAAAGCACAACCAGAGTTGCGGTAGAGGCATTAGGTAGGCTGCCTAAAAATATCCTTAATCAGGTTACAGGTTTAGTCCAAGGCCAAGAGGGAGCAAGTGTAGCTGACCCAGGGTGGTTTGATAGACGATATGCGAAAACAGAAGCAGAGAATTTAGCAGCAGCGCAGGAAGCAGAGGCAGGTGGTGGAAAATTTGTCCCTGGAATAAGCGATAAGGACGTATCTGAGACGATAAATCAAATCCCTTACACTGGCCTTGCCGTGGCTGGTGGACTCCTTGGCGGGTCAGTTACAGCTCCAATACCAGTGCCTGGCGCAAGGGCAGGCGGTGCATTAATCGGTTCACATCTTGCGACAAATAGACCTTCAGCCTATCAAGCCATGCACAGAAATCTTCAACGCTTTAATGATTTAAACATTCAAGTTACAGGCAAGCCGATAACGTTAGAGGAAGAAAATAAATTTAAAGAAGTCTATGGTAAGCAGGTTGGCGAGATGGCCGATTGGGAATCAATTCCGGAAGCGGCTGGAACGCTGATTGATTTAGCCATTTACGGTATTGGTGCCAAACTCCCTGCGCCATTGCGGGCAAAAGCCGGTGAAGCTGTTAAAGCTTTACTCAAAAATAAGTTCTTGCAGGGCGGGTTCGTCAATTCAACAAAGCTGCTGGGTAATCTTATAACAGAATTATCAGAAGAAGTCGTTTCAGGTATAGGTGGTGGCAATGTTGAGAAAGAAATGTGGGGTGAAGAGAAGCAGGATTGGGATGTTAAGACAGCGGTAAAGACAGCTAAAGAAGTTGCGCCACAAGTTGCGTTAATGGTAGGTGGTACACATGCTGTTGGCACGGTTGCCGGTAAACTTTCCAAGGAGAAAAAGCCTACACAAGCAAAAGATAAAAAAGTTTTCGCAGATCAATTGGATATCTTATCGGACGAATTAAAAAAATCAAATAATAAATTAGCCGACATAAGCACAGCAATTGATCTGCATTCTCAACTTGCGAAGGATCCGGAAAAACAAGCTGCTGTTGCCGATGTTATTGCAAAGGCTGCCGATCAAGGTTTACAGGATGGCACAATAACAGCAGATGCCTTGTCTGAAATAACTGATAAGCTTTCAGAAGACGATCCGTTAAAGACTGCTTTATTGCCAAAAACGGAACCTGCAACATCTGAGGTGAAGCCTTCCGCAAAACCTCCGGTAGAGACTAAGCCAGTGACAATCCCTGGTGCCGAGGCTGTTCTTAAAAGAATGCAAGAAGGTAAAAGCATCCCTGAAGAGAAGAAGCTTACTGATGCTGATCGTAGGCAAAAAAGAATAGACGCTGCCGGCGAGATTGAGCGACCATCTGATGTTATTGGCGAATATTTTCCTGCAGATCAAACAGCAACCGATAAAAAAACTACTCCATTGGTGGCTAAAGAAAAAGAACAGCGCACCCTTGAAGTCATAGAAAAAGAAATAACAGACCGTTGGAAACAAAGAAAAAGCTTGCCTCCTGGGAAAAAGAAATCACAAATAGCAAATGAAATTACCGCTCTTAATTCCGAAATGGAAAGAACCATGGATGCGGCTGATCTGGAAGACCGTGGTGGGCGTGTTGCTCAGGAGCGTGGGCGTGTTGAGAAGATTGCGGAGCTTGCAGAAATGGTTAAAGAGCCATGGAAGATGAGCAAGGAAGAATTTGGAGGAAAAGGCACCAACTTCTTAGGGGGGAGAAAGTACGCAATAGATGCTTATACTGAAAAAATAGTTAACACAGGAAGAACAAAACAAATATTAAATGGCCCGAAGCATCTTTACAAAAAAATAAAAGAGGTGGATGGTGTTGTCGTTTTATCATCGAAGGATGGAGTTTACCTCGCAAAAGATTATAAAGAGGGCAATAGTAACGTAGAATTTGAAGTTGTCGGTAGATTGACTTTTACAAAAGAAGGCATTGACCATTTTGCGCTGTCTCCTGAATTAAGGGGTAAAGAATACGGGCAACTCTTGCTTAAAGAGGCAGCTGTATCTGGGCGTGACATTGCAAAAGCGCCGATGAGATCAAGAGGGTACAATAAAGCACTCCATAAATTTTTCGTCAAAAAAGCTATCGAAGAAGGCAAAATAAAATCTCATCCTGATTATCCGGAATTAACGGTTAAGAAAGAGGCAAAAAAAAAACCTGTTGCGCCTAAGAAGGCTGCGAAGACTATCATAGATGGTATCCATGAACTTGAACCCGTAGAAAACGAAGAGAAGTTTTTAAAACATAATAATTCTTACTTGAAGATGGAGGTATCGGATGAAGGTGAGATCCTTATGGGTGTTCCACTTGAAGAACTTAAAAATCCGAAAGCATTAAAATCACGACTTGATGATTTGTATTCAGACAGAGAGGGTATCATAGAGTTAGGGATGGATACTAAAGAAGAAGATGAGGCAATAGCCTTCTTAGAAGGAAAATTAAAACAGATTCCACCTAAATCCACTAAATCAGAAGCACCAAAACTTTACATCTTACCAAAACCCCTAAAAGAAAAAGTAACATATAACGGCATTCGGGAAGGCTCCGGTAAAGTTCCTGCACGGCATACCTTCACAGACAAAAACACTGGTTCGACTTTTCTGGTTGATATTGATGAAGCTGATATTAAAAGCAAGGTTAATATGCGGTTAAGTGAGCTTGATGCTGAAGTTAAGAAGAAAGAAACACCCAAAGTTATTGAGCCTAAAAAAGAAACGGCTGCGGTTCCTAAAGAAACACCAACGCCAGAGACCCACACATACACATTCAGGGGCAAAGCCCAAACAATCCCAAAAGCTGATATAGGCAAAGCTTTCATTAAAAACAAGCAGCGGCCTATTTTTTCGCAAAGATCTATAACTAAAGGCAAGAATAAAGGCAAAATTCAAGTTCTATACCCATCAGGAAAAACCAACACCGAAGGGGCTAAGATAGCCAGGAGCGTTATCGTTGATGCTGATGCTATTGTTCAGGCTGTGGGTGGTGAATCTTATAGAGGAGATAAACAAAAATCAACAAAAAGGATCAAAGATGAAAAAAAACAAGTTGAAGAAGCCAAGAAAAGCTATTTATCCGAGCCAACCGGAGGGGCTGGTCTCACCGAAAAGAAAACTGGTAAACCAAAATGGCCGAAAATCGTATCCAATAGAAGAAGAAGGTATCTTTCTCATACAACCCATATAAAAAATAATGGCGATGCGGCAGCTTTTGCTGATTACAATCTATCTGGCTTTCCTCAAGAGAGGCTTGTTGCCTTGCTTCTGGGGAAAGGAGGAGAGGTGTTGGGCGCTCACAGATTTAGTGTTGGAACATCAAATCAAGCATCTGTTAGCCTGGGGATGTTGGCAGGGCAGGCTTTAAACACTGGTGGCGTTAAGGAAGTAATTCTTGTTCACAATCACCCAGGTGGCGAGGCAAGACTTTCTGATGCCGACATAAACACATCAAATGCTTTTTACAATCTCTTAGCGGATACTAAGATTTTTGCAGGAACTATTATCGCTGTTGGGGAAGGTACTTACAGCGCGAACGATAGAATCATACATAAAACACCAACGATCAAGGAGGCTACGGTCAGAGTCCCAATGATGGTTAGGCGGTTTAAAACCCGTGGTGAAAATTTAGCTGTTGTTTCAAATTCTACAAGCGCAAAGAAGCATGGGGGAAAGCTTATACCAAAGGGCGGGCTAATGTTTCTGAATGGCGCAAACGCTATTGTGGGAACGATGAGGATTGACAATTATTCAAAATTAAGAGGCAAAAACGCAACTAAAATTTTGGAGCAAATTGAAGAAACAAACGCTACAAGTATGATCGCCTTTAATCCTACCCAAAATAGCAAAGGAATAGGAGCCCAAAACTTAAAAAGATTTTCAAGCGCATCCGGATTAAATTTGCTCGATATCATTGCAAAAGAAGGCTCCCTCCAAGGAGAGGGTAGCTTACCTATGGCTGATGGTTCTATCTATTACGAAACCACCAAAACAAAAGGCAAAACCCTAACAACCGAAGATATTCAAAAAACTTTTGCCAAAATGAAAAACGTTACCACCGGCCAAGACGGTAATGATAATTTCTGGTTCAGGTTTAAGGGCTTCCCAAGATTCTCTATTCTTGAATTAGATTCAATCAATAATAGAGTTGGCCTTACAGATGAACAGCAAAAAACTGGCGCTTTTTTACCGGAATCAAAACAAATTTGGTTTAAGACCGGAGGCGTTGGCGCAAAGGCTGATATAGGGAGCCTGCACCATGAAAACTTTCATTTATTCAAGAATATGGGTGTCGTTTCTAAGCCGGATATAAGAGCCATCAATCGAGCAATCAGGCGCAGTGGACATTCAGGTGCTATTACAGAAGAGACGCAAGCTTCATGGATTGGTAACGCTGCAAAGAGTAGAGAATACACCAGAGATACCGTCATAGGACGCATACTTCAAAAAATAGGCGACTTTATTGATGCTATGATAAACTTAGTTGGTGTTACCAGCAAAAACGTTGTTCGCAAGATGGAATCCGGAAGGATTGCGGATCAGGCGTTTGATGCTGGACGGGGTTCCACATCTCCGGTTATGGCATTTGAACAAACTGCAAAACGTTTCTATAGCCAAGTTGTAAAGACAGTAGAAACAAAAATGCCTAAAAAAATGCAAGCTTCCGCGGTTATGAATTGGCTTAAAAAACAACCTGGCATTAAAGCTGCTGAACTCGAATGGATGAATATTAAAGAGTTGCTTGAGGGTAAAAAATCTGTTGAGCGAAATGAACTCGTTAAGGCTTTGGAAGAAAACCAGGTTGTTGTTGAGGAAGTTGAAAAGGGTCAGACAGGATACGAATATCATGTTACGGGGGTAAACCCTTTGTCAAAAACATTTTCTTTCATGCCACTCAAGAAATTTGATACAAAAGAAAAAGCGGAAACTCATATAAAAAAAATTGAAACGGCAGCAAATCTTGATGATACATTAGACAAAAAAAGAATAAGACGCCCACTTACCATTTCAAAAGTAGCAACAGATAATACTAAATTTTCTGAATATCAACTCGAAGGCGAAAAAGAAAACTATCGTGAGCTTTTGTTTAAGTTGCCAGCAACGGATGGCAAATTTAAATCCCAACATTGGGATGAAACAAACGTATTCGCTCATGCTCGCATAAATGAAAGAACTGACGCTGATGATAACAAGGTTTTATTTGTAGAAGAAATTCAGTCTGATTGGGGAAAAGAGGGGAGAGAAAAAGGATATGCGCCAAAGGTTGATTTCTCAAAAACTGAAGAAAAAAAACGCAAATATTTTAGACTAAAAAAACGATTAAAAGAAAAATATGGAACTGAATACAAAAAACTGGCTCAAGCAAAAGAAACAGACCAGCTGAAGAAGTTAAAGGAATATAAAAAAGAACATCGTATTTTACAAGGGTTAGAAGGTGTCCTTGATTTTCCATTCAAGAAAAACTGGCAAGAAGTAGTATTAAAACGAATAGTAAGAATGGCGGCTGACCAAGGAATAAACAATATAGCTTGGGTAACGGGTGAACAAACTTCTGATCGGTATGATTTAAGTAAGCATGTTGACAAAATTGAATATAACGGTAAAAAAATATATGCATTTAAAAATGATAAAATAATCATCGAACAAACAGCTAAGACCCAAAAAGAACTTGAGGCTTTAGTAGGCAAAGATATTACAAAGAAATTATTAGAACAACAAGAAAAAAAACCAGATATACCGGCCTATGTAAAAGACAATGATTTAAAAGTAGGAGGTGAATGGGCATACAATCTATACGATAAAATGATTCCACAATTTCTCAAGAAATTTGGCAAAAAATATAAGGCACAGATCGGCACAACAGAAATAAACGGCATTAGACAACAATCTTTCACTATATCCCCACAACTAAGGCAAGCTGCTCTTTTTGAGGGTATACCGTTATTTGAAACCCAAGACGTGAACCTATCAGAAGAAATAGAAGAAGAGGACACAGCCTTCCAGCAAGCCATTGATTTAATTTCAGCGCATTGGGGCAAGCAAGGTAAATATACCAATGAACGTAAAAAGTTAAAATTCATGGAGCATCATTTCGGAACCACCATGTACAATGCCAAGCGTATTGGTGGGTGGTACAACAGGTTTTATAATGTTATCCGAAATCTTGGCCAGTATAAGTTTGAGCAACAAAACCGGCTTAGAGGTGAAGGTGATTCTTCACTATTCACGCCATTAGAGACATTCTCCAAGAAAAACAAAACTGAATACCGAAAATTAAGAAAATATCTGGTCAATAAGGATATTTACGCAGAAGGGTATAAGGTCAGGCCTACCTTAGAAGAGGGCGCATTATACGAAGGTGCCTATGATATAATTAACGAAAAAGGAACGGTTATTGATACCCAAACAACCGAGGATAAAGCTTTCGATGAAGTATGGGAAATAGAAGCGGATGCAACCGACTTCACGGATGCAGGGAAAGAGGCCTTACTTAATTTCCGGAAAATGACACGTAACCTGTATAAACATTATGCTAAAGGTATGAACGAGATAATCGAAATGGCTCGTTTGTCCGGTCAACCTCCACCGAAAGTAACAACTATATCAAATGGTAAGCCGGTTAAAATCAGCCTTAAACAAGCTATACAGGATATGGGTGATAGGCAGGGTTATTATTTTCCAAGAATCCGTGAATCAGGGGAATGGAAGATTGAAGGCAGAAAAGCCGGTGTTCCGAATCAAATGGATTTCTTTGCGTCAAAAGCATTATCAAAAGGGTACGCTCAAAAATTAAGACGGCAAGGCTACAACGTAGAGTCTACTCATTCTGGGGCTTTCTCAGAAGACCTATTTCAAACGCTGGTGCCACTTCTTGCTCAAGAGCAGGTAGTTAATAGCGTAATAGATAGAGTGTCTAAGAATGAAGATTTTGACGCTGTATATGCCGATATGTTCGCCAAGCAGTATGCTGAGATGTTGAAGTCTCATGGTTCACGGGCAAGAATGATTGGACGATCTGATGCTATTGGAGTTGATGTAAAACGTGGATATGAAACTGATCCGGTTAAAGCTATTGCGATTGCCACGGAAGCGGCGGCAGGTGGATACGCAAAACAACAGATTGCAATTAACGCCATGAAAGCAATCACAGGGCGCGATTTAACATGGGACAAATACCAGAACGATAACCCAGGGAAGAAACATGATGATTATTTAAAAGATGTCCGTAAGCGTGGTGCTGATGCTGCCAGGCAACAAACAGAATATAAAGAAGCGACTGGGACGCTGAAAGACATCTTGAAAAATCAGGAATTTGCTGACAGAATTGTCGGAACCTTAAAAGGAATGGCTGTAGTTTGGTATCTTGGTGGGAGGGTAAGTTCAGCGGCTGTTAATACTACCAATATGGTTATGGGTGTACCGGCTACTATTGTTGGCGAGTTATCGACTAAAGATAATAAAGTTTCTTTTGCCAGAGCGTTTGGAAGTATCGGCAAAGCAATGAAAGCGTATGGTCTTTTCAGAATTGGAAAAACAAAAAGAACCGGAGAGTCTGCTTTATTCCAGGAAATTGAGAAACGAGGGTGGGATGCTCCGCAATTTAACATGGAGGCATTAAATGCAATCCAAAGCAAGTATGGGAAAGCATGGGGTAAGGTTATTGATTTGTCCATGTGGATGTTCGGAGTAACTGAAAAAATAAATCGAGCAACTTCAGTGGCCGCAGGATATATGGCATTATGCAAAACGCATAATGTTAAGTTGCAGGATTCTTCTGGCAAGCTTCATGAAAAGTTTTTACTAAAAGCCCGGAACGCTTCCGATGTTGCTCATGGTGTTTATGGCAAAGAAAACAGACCATACCATATGAGAGGTGATCACGTTGGAGCAAGAGTTTTGCAAATGACTTATGTTTTTCAGACGTTTACACATAATTATTTGCAAGAGATGGCACGTTTAGGGCTCGTTAAGAAACAATATGGAGCTGCTGCATACATGGCCGTGTCTGGTGGAGTGCTTGGCGGGCTTGGTGCTACCGTCCCTATTGGTATTGCCAAAGCTATTGCAGCTTTATTTGATACTGATGATCCAGAAGAAGAAATGATTAAGTGGGCTGATGATGCTTTCGGCGGAGGGAAATTAGCAAGATATGGGCTGCCTGGGTTACTTGGCGTTTCATTAAAGGGCAGTCTTGCAATGAGAGTCGGTATCCCGGGAACATTTGTTGACATTTTTGGTGCGCCGGGAAACGTCGTTGCTGATATATGGAGCGGTACAAAAAACATCACTAAGGGATTTTATAGAGAAGGATTAGAGCAGATTGCCCCGGTTGCGGTAAGCAATATTTCACGAGGCTTACGGGAATCAGGAGAAGGCGTAACAACTCAGAAAGGTTCACCTGTCTTTTTTGGCGATGAACGGTTAAAGGGCAATACCTACGATATGATGCTGAGGTGGTTGTCATTTAACCCAACTGGCATTTCAGAGAAGAGAGAAATCCAATGGAATGAATACAAGGTTATGAACAGGTACAAGGAAAGACGAAGCGAATTATATAAAAGATATAAGCGGTTCTATTTTAAGCCACCAGGGAAACGTAATGTAGAAGATATTATCAATATCACGGCTGATATAAGAGATTTCAATACAGAGGTTAAACGTAAGAAAATATCTCGCATTGTCCGGCCTATTACTAAACGGTCTATTAAACAAAGTATGCGCAGTTTAAAGCCAAGCAAGAGAGAGAGGGAAAGATAGGATGAATATTGAACTCGAAGTTTTAGCAGATTTACTAATACATATTTCAGAAGTTAAAGAAAACATTGCAAGCATCAGGAATGATCTTGAAAAACGTGGAATTGCGCATGACAGATCTAAGTTCGAAACTTTTGAGTTTGACTCATTTGCCAAGACAAGGCAAAAGTTTAAAACTGTAGATTTTGGGACAAAAGAATATCAAGAATGTGTTGATGAAATAAAACCAGCGATAGATCATCATTATGCTGCCAACAGGCATCATACAGCATATCATTTTAACGGTTTTAATGATATGAACCTAATTGATATCCTTGAAATGCTGGCAGACTGGAAAGCAGCTTCTCGGCGCAGTCCAGGATTAAGGTTTGTCGATTCATTACCAGGAGCATATAGAAAATACGATATTCCTGAAAACATGCAAAAACATATTGAATCAACATTAACATATTTAGGGTGGATATGAAAATACCAGAAAAAATAAAAATAGGCGGTCACGAAATAAAAATCGAAAGAGTCAACACAAAGGATATTGATTCTGCTGGTGAATTTAATGGTTTTTATGATGTAATCCGGTTGCGTATTGACCATGATTCGGTAGAGTCTTGTGTCGCAGAATGTTTCTTGCATGAGATTATTGAGGCCATTAAGATGAAAAATAATTTAGCGATAGACCACACTCATTTAACTGTACTCTCCGAAGGTCTATTTCAGGTAATGAGAGACAATAAACTTAACTTTTCCAGTGAAGAGGTAAAATGAAAACATTACATAATTCAGATGTGTCAGGTGCAACAAAAAATGTTAAGGATATTCAATTCTACGGAAATGGGGATATGTTCCAACTGATTTGCAAAGCCAGCTCAAAAAAAGAAGGCTGGATGAAAAGCACTAAAGCTATGGAAATTGCAGGTGTAGGATGCATAGTTCAATGCACTACTCAACAGGGGGATAACGTTGCTGAAGCTGTTTGCTTTGTGCCTAAAGTGAGAATCATAAAAGACGGTGATGGTAATAGGCAAATCGTAGAAGATACTTTGCATTACCACTGCACTCCTAACCATACCTTCTACTAATATTTACAAAAGAGGTAATAAATGATACCCAACGAGTATTACGACTGGACAAGTAACGAAAGTGGAGCTGCAACCGTAGCGATCCCTTTTTTTAAAGGATACGTAATAAAAGCTGTTAGGTCTGTCCCGGGGGAATGTGGGGACTTAGCAACTGATCTACCAACAAACCTGTATAGTATAACGCTCATCAATGATTTGACTGGAGCCGACATTTTAGTAAGCCAAGGTGCAAACAGGAGTGGGAGCGTTGCAGATGATGCTTTATACCCGAACCCTTCAATTCCAGTCCCATGCACGATGACTTTGACAATTGCCTCTGCCGGCGTAGCGAAACAGGGACGAGTCTATATCGATTTCCAGGACACTTAGGGAGAGAGGCATACATCCATGAGTAATTTTACAACTCAACCATGGACAACAAACCCATGGACAACAAATCCATGGGTAGCTGATGACGCAAGTGACGCAATACAAGATGAATTAGGCTTTGCGATTACAGATGAGACTGGAGAAGCAATAACTGATCTTTGTTTTGCGATTAGAAGTCCAATAACAGATGAAAGTGAAGAAGTGATTACAGACGAAGTGGAAGAAGCGATAACAGAATGATTAAATTAGCAAAAACTCAAAAAAAATAAGTGAGAAATTAAAATGGCAAAATTTGGATCATATTATAATGCAGCAATAGTTCCAGCTAACAATGATGTTGTGTTAATTGGCGATGCATCCAATACGAATAAAGTTGAGGGTGTCCATGCAGAAGATTTGCCTATAGGGACTGCCGCTCAATCAGCATTGGATGGGAAAATTACAGTCAGCACAAAAGTAAAACGTGTAGGAGATGCAGAAACTATTCAATCTGTTATTGATACTATCCCGGTTATGCAAGGCAGTTTAGTATCAGGTATAACAAATCCTTATATCGTTAACGTACCACCAGGGCATGAAAAGGAATATTATTCGCTTGTACAAGATGTTTCCGATAATGCAAGTGATAAGCGTAACATAAAGATTGTTTTTGAGAATAATCCGGATAATAAATTTATTGTAGATCAGTGGGACGCTTTAGATGAGATAGGTGATTGGACACTATACACAGGTGATACTCTAACTATAGATACAAGTAATAAGTTTGAAGGTGGCGGTTGTCTTAAAATTACCGGATCAGGTTTTATTCGCTGTACCAAAAATGGGAATTTTGATTTTAGTGCATATCAAGGAATGCTTATAGATATACAAATGGATATAAGCCAGATGAATTATATGGCCTTATATTTATATACAAATACAGCATTTATCGGAAGGTCTTGTGGGACAATAACCGGAACTGGAACGATTAATCGGACATTCTTTTTCCCTTTCGTTCAAACATCAACAGATATCTTGGATTATTCAAACATAACACGAGTTCGCATAGGTTTAGATAAGACTGGTTATCCAGGTGTGCATGAAGGGTACATTGACAATATTCGGTTGGTTCGGACAACTCCTCATAGAACTGCCGTTTTACGATATGATGATGGTTATGCAAGTGACTTTTCAGTCGGGACAAAGCGATTAGATGAGTATGGGTGGAAAGGCAACTTTGGAATAATAGCTTCTCATGTTGATTTTGACGCAGGGAAAATAGCATTATCCGAATGCAAAAAAATGGATAGCAGTGGGCATATATTATGTAATCATACATATGCACATCCAAGTTTCGCGTCTGACGGGTTTACAGAACAAGAAACATATCAAGACTATGTATTAGGAGCTAATTTTTTGAGAATGAATGGTTTTGTATTAGGGGAACAACTTTTTGTTAATCCATATTCAGAATCAAATGCCTTTCTTGATAATTTTTTAGATAAGGATGGTGTTGTCAGCACTTATGCAAAGCATGGGGTTATGCCTGCTATGGAATTTAGCGGAAATGAAACGCCTAGCGCTATTATAGAGGCTTTTATTACACAGAAACAGGGCGGTATTATACAATTTATATTTCATAATCCAGGGACTGATGAGACTGCGTATCAAACAATGCTCGCATGGATCAATACTCGTTTTTCGGAGGTAATTACCTTTCCTGAAATTTTAAACAGAATGCCTGTAGAAATGCATTCAAAAAAGCATGAAAATATTAGCCATACAGAGATTGGTTTTAAAAAAACATTATCAGAAGATCTTGATATGCGAAATTATTTTGGGAAAGATTACTTCCTTGATCCTGGTGGAGCTAATAGGGATATTACTCCGACCGGAAAGTTTAAACCTTTTTCTGAAAAAAGAATTATCAACACAGCCGATGCCGCAGAAACGCTAACTTTTGACCCACTTTTTACATCTTCAGGAACAGCGGATAATACAAGCGATCTTTTGACTTTTTCAACTGGGGCATGGGTGACTAATCAATTAGTCGGTAGGACAATTAATAACACAACTGATGGCAGCTCAGGGGTCATACTTGAAAATGACGATACCACTATCACAGCAGTTCTATTCGGAGGAACAAATAATACATGGACAACAACAGATGCTTTTACGATAACACCAGTTGGCAGTAATCAAGATATCACGCAAGGGAGTATAGGCCTTTTTATCTACGATGGTGAAGGATGGCATTAATCGGAGGAGGTGACAGGTGAAGTCAACCTTGATACGAGAAGAACTTAAACCATTCTTTTCTTTCTGGAAACCGGCGAATATTATTATAACGGATCTTGAATATAATGATATCTCTGCTGACGAATTACGGGAAGAGATTATTAGTATTCCAGCAGATGGAGATTGCGATGATTACGCAAGGGAGCTATGGTGTTACCTCCGGCATAGGCATCCTCAATGGCCGATTGGTATGTGTTTGTTGAGTAAGGTTGCCGGCATAAAAACGAACCATTCTATGATAATAGGTTCTTGCACAGATGGTATTTATCTTATTGAACCGCAAGCCGTTTTTGATATTGGATTAGCCGGTCTGCAACGGATGTGGAAAGCTCATCCTACAGAAGATCGGTTTTATTTTACTTATATTTGAGAGGTATTCATGAAAAAGTTTATGGTTTTATTTTTGGCAATCGGTCTGCTTTCCGGGTGTGCAGGTATGAAAAGAGCAGAGCAAGCTAAAGCACAATTCGGAACGTACTACAACGCAGCGATAACTCCGGCTGCTAATGATATCCTTCTGATTGCTGATGCGTCCAACACAAATAAGGTTGAGGGTATTCATGCAGAAGATTTGCCTATAGGGACTGCTACCCAGACGGCATTGGATGGGAAAGTCGGTGATACTGGCGATGAGACAATAGCGGGTGTTAAGACTTTTAGCTCCTTCCCTGTCAGCCCGTCATCTGCTCCTACAACTGATTATCAGATGGCAAACAAAAAGTATGTTGATGATAATGGTGGCACAGGTGGGGATCAATTGGTTGATATTGTTACAACCACTCCTCTACTAATAAATGGTGGGGCTAATTTAGACGATGCTCTCCCTGGTGCTGATGGTGATATTACTTTTAGCTTGCCAGCCGCAACAAAAAGCACAGCCGGGCATATGACTGCGTTACAAGCGGCTCTATTAGAGGACGGATTAATAACGAACTTTAATGGTACAGCGTATAGAGTTTTTTATGTTAACGCCGGTGGTGATGTCACAGAGGTAGCATTAGGAGCTGACGGGACATATCTTCGGTCCAATGGGTCTGCTGCTGCACCTACGTTTACCACTCCATCTGGCGCAGGCGATATCCTTTCAGTCTTGGACGATACAACAGGAGATGTACCTGAATTAATTCAGATAGCAACAGCATTTTCCGCTAATGACTCTACACCAGATGTTTCTGGGCACAGCTTTTTTATTACCGCAAATACTTCGGCAACAACTATCACTAATTTTGATAACCCTGCTAACGGCAAGGTCTTTTGGTTGTTGGTTAACGATGAATATACCACTTTTGACTTTACTTCTTCCGGTCTGGTAGGAATCTCAGATGATTATCTTGCTCTAAACGGTGAATTAGTTTGTTTTTACTATTCTTCTGTAACTTCAAATTGGCATTTTTTAGGTTTTCCAAAAAACTTCAGTCTTAATATTGGGGGTTTTGCTGCGAATAGAGCAATCTATTCTGATGATGATGGGGTTCTTGAAGTTTCTGATGTCACTCAAGCTGAACTTGAATTGTTAGATGGAGCATTAAACGTTCAATCTAAATCCATGGCTGTGGCAGACCTTGCAGATACTTCTACTCCTTCTGTTCTAACGGCAGCAGAAACAGCGGATACCAAGATATCGAACTATAAATCAACAGGGGCAGATCATGTTTTTACAATGCCAGCACCGCATGTCTCAGGAGGTGTAATCTTCACAATTGGAGACGAGTTTCAAGTTGATATTGAACCGAATACGGATGATCTATTTTATCTGAATGGAACTGCAATGGCAGCAAACGAACATATACAAAACACAGCAGATACTTTAGGGCAAAGAATAGTCGGATATTGTATGAATATAAACGGTACTTTGCGGTGGATGTTTTATTCTTCTGATACTGCATGGGTAGAGGAGACACCATAATGAAAAAAATAATGTTTCTTTTGCTGTTGCTCTTTCTTCCTTCTGTATGTTTTTCTGGGGCGGCTCTTATGGGTGAGGAAAGCTTAACATATAGTTCTGTAGATTTCGCATGTTACTTTGAAGGCACTTGGTCAGACCCAACGTACACCATGGATGAAATACTGGATGTTGACGATGGCGATACCACTGGTACAAAAGAGAGTTCATCTACAATATCAACAACGCAAGCTTATTCAGGAACCCACTCATTATATATTCCATCTAATAATGATAGCCTGAATTTTGATTTCACAGATCGGCCATCAGAGTTTACAATTGATTTGTATGTATATCTTCCAGCTATTTCAGCAAACAATCAATTCTTTGAAATATATGTTAATGATCAGAACAGATATAGAGGGCATATTCAATCAGATGGAGCTGTAGGAGTCGAGTACGTAGCTAACGGTACATGGGTTACATTCATAACAACAGCAACAGTTTCAGCAGCAATATGGACGCATATTGAAATAACAAATTCAGTTGCAAATGATAATCTTGGCGTTAGAATAGCTGATGGTTCTTGGGAAGATTACAGTGGAGCCAATACTGTTGGTTCTTTTTCGGTAGACCCTACTACTATAGGAATAGGCTCAAACTCTTTGAGCGTAGCTAATGGACTGTATATAGATGACTTTAAATATAAAAAGTCTTATGAGGTGCATTGATGAAAAAAACGGAACAAACAATTGAAAAAAATATATAATCTATCACGAAACATAACAAGCAAGGCCGAATTTATTGAATATGAAATTAGTGGATATAATCCAGGGACGAGCAGAACACCGTTATCCGTACCAGACATTAAGAAAAAATATGTTTGTCTGAGTGGGATGATTGATGGTATGCTTGATAAACTTGATGAAAGGAAAAAAGATGAAACATTTTAAAGAATCAGAGTTTGAATGTCCATGTGGTTGCGGTTTAAATTTTAAGGATATGGACAAAGACCTTATAAAAAAGCTTATCATCGCCAGACGACATGCCGGGACACCGTTTTTTATAACATCGTCTATCCGATGTAAAAACCATAACAAAAAGGTAGGTGGCAGCCCGATGTCAAGCCATTTGGCAGGTCTTGCGGTAGATATTACCTGCGATTGCTCCAAGAAAAGATTTAGAATTGTTAAAGGTTTAATCCTTGCAGGGTTTACAAGAATTGAAATAGCAAAAAGGCATATACATGCTGATGCTGACGAAAAAAAGGCGAAACGTGTGCTTTGGGTACAATATGGTGATGTTGGGGGAAAAAGCGTGGGTAAAAAATGAAAGATATAATCGAAATTATCAGAGCTGTTACAAGATCGCTTGCTTTTTTGTTTCCAACTGTTGCTCTATGCATTGGATTATTTAAAGGTCCTGAAACTGCTATTGATACGATCGTAGGCGCTATAATTGGGAGTGTGGCCACTGCCGGAGTTTTTTACTTTAAAAAGGATGAGGGTTGATGCTGCCTGAATGGGAAAAACTTGCTGAATGGGGTGCTATCTTGATTACCGGGTTCGGAGTAGTTTTTGCTTCCGGTAAGAATAGACAAGCGCAGGTTGAGAACAGAAAATGCATTGACGAACTCAAAAAAGCTGTGTTTCCAGAAGATCCTGGCCGTGAAATTATTAGGCAATCTGACCTTGATCGGCAATGCGCTCAAATCGAAAAATTGTTTGCAGTGATGGAGAGAAACCTGATCCAAAGCATTGAGATTATTTTGAATAAGGAAAAAAATGATAATTCATGATATGCCAGTTGGCAGATTTAAAGGGGAACGGTTATTTGTGCTAACTGAGCAGTTCCGGGTATATTCCGATGTTTTGCAAGTGTGGTTTACCATACCAGCAGGGTTTACTTGTGATCTTGAAACCATGCTTTTTATTAGGGGGCTTTGCAGGGAGGGAGGATTAATTCATGATTATTTTAGCAGGATCGACTCAGAGCCTATCGTCACACAAAAAGTTGCGGCAAACGTTTACAGGGAAACACTCCAATATTTTGGCCATCCTGCTTGGAAAGTTAGTATCAAATATTGGGCTGTAAGGTTTGCCGCAGGTTATTTTCACAAAAAAAAAGTTTTAGACGCTTAATAATCTTGCTTTTGTAAAAAATATTCTTGTACTATGTTGTCCGCTATTTGAAATAAATGAGCATCACCTGTTTTTAATACTTTCAAAAGAGCTTTTTTCTCAAGCATATAAACTGCCGCAAACTTAGGGTCATATTTGCATATACTTTTAGAGTTGTCGATCAAATCAGCCAGTTTAATCGTTTTGACTTTATCTGAAAATTGAGAGATGTGCATTCTGTCTATTTCTTTACGCACCTTTCTATTCCCATCAGAGAAGATAGAGACATCTGTTAATCCTTCAACGAGATAAGCTATTTTTCCCCCAAACTCTTTTCCTATATCATCCAAAGATATGTCTGTATCTTCTACAACATCATGAAGCAAGGCCGCAGCAATCATGTCGCTATCAGAGGTTACCTTATGAACCAGTAGGGCCACTGCAACCGGGTGAGTAATATACGGTTCACCAGTGTACTTTCTTATTTGGCCTTCATGAGCTTTAGTAGCAAATGCTCTAGCTTCTTTTATCATATTAGTATTCTCCCATTAATTGTGCGGCCTTTATATATTCAGCATTTAAATTAAGATTCCTATCAAAATATTTATGTAGACTGTTAACTGCCGACAAACACCCTTCAACGGCTATCTTTCTTTTTGCAGACAAATGGCCTAAAGCGTCACCAAAGCCTAACAGGCACATTGAGGTTACGCATGCTATATGGATACGCTTTGTATGCTGCAATCGGTAGACTTGTTTTCCGATTCGATTACAGTCCTTGGACCCGAGTATCAATTCAGGATATAATCGCCGTGCCGAATGAAACCGGCTATCAATTTTTTTTAGCATTTTTTCAACTGTTTTTGATGGTTTGTTTACACGCATCAATTCGGGTATTATAGCCATTATTGCCAGGTACTTTAATATGTTCCTCTCTCCTTTGCTCATTTTATTTCCTTAGTGACGTGCCATATTTTTTATGTTCAAACTGAGTTCTCGTAATAAAACTGGAAGCTCCGCAAGTTCTGCCGGGAAAACTTGGTCTTCTCACCCTTCTGGAGGTGGCTCGGGCGCACTTGCGCAAGATGTATTTCCGGATGCAAAAAAACATTCGTCTTCTATCGTATCTCGGTATGCTTTTAACACCGCAGACTCAAACACAAAGGGTAATTGAAGCCCGGCTATATTCATCTTTCGTATTTCAACATGGTCATGTGTGCCGGTTTCTTTTTCGCCTCTGTGAACTTGATACTCAACCGTTACCGGTATGTCTACTTTACATTTTTCAATCATTTTGTAACGTCTCCTTTATTGATAGAAAACAGAATCAATGTATCTACTATTTATCCTTGTCGTAATTCTATCACCACGATAAACGGCGAACCAAAACTCACCGTTTATTTCTTGATAAGGTTTTATTTTATCCTCAGAGTTGGTTGAAACATCACAATTTTCCATGGCTCCGCAAATCCTTTTTATATTCCTTGTATCGTCAATAATACTTACAGTCTTATATATTGTAGCCTCTTCGCTGTTCGCCCACTCTGTATCCCTTTGACCGGTCAAGATTAAATCATTATTTATGAATTTTCTAATCTATGAATCATTCGTTCGCTCTTCCTCTCTATCCAGGCATTTACTTTTTCTTCCCCTATTTTAGCAGATAGCTCATTAAGTTTTTTGCGGAAAAAATAGAAACATTCTTTTAATCGCTTTGTATCAAATTCTTCATGCATGAAGTCGGATAGCCAAGACTGAGTGTCACCGATTACAGACATGATACTTATTGAATCTTTAATATTATCCAATAATCTTTCTTCTTTTTCCGTTATTTTCCCGAAAATAGTATCCATCTGATTTAAAACCAAGTAGCAATCGGCCATTTCTTCGGCTACGTGGTCTTGAACAAATTGGCCGATTTTTAGACGGCATAGCGCTGCTGTAAGTTCTGCGCCTTCCTCAATCATCTTATATGCTTGATTTTGCTCGCCGTATTTCTTTATTACGGCTTTAGCTAATTCTGTTTTAGTCACTTTATCCCTGCTCCTTTGTGTTTACAAAAAATCCTAAGCTCCTTAAAGAATGGAGTTTCTTCGTGTTCTCTGCTCCCCATGCTACCAACATTGAACCAATACCAGCTCCAGATTTGCCAGTCTTGCCATATAAATCAACAAATTTTATCCTACCACGTAAAAAGAGGATGCCACCTGCTTTTACGCAAATGTCCTGGAACCATTTGCAATCAGTTCTTGCAAATACAAGGGAAATTCCTTGCCCATGATTATTTAATTTCTCCAACCATGCTTTTGTGTGGAGGCCATATGGTGGGTTCAGCCATACATTCCCAGTCCAAGTTTTTGACAATCCGTCATCTTCCTTAGTATATACCTTATGAGCTGGAATCCATGAAAGTATATCTAATACTGGATGACAAGGGTCAAGATCAAAAACAAGATTCAAACTTTTAAAAATCCATGTTGGTGTGTACCATTCAATAGTTTTGTTTTTTGGGTTTTCGTGTGTAAAGCCTGCATGTGACATGCTTTTTTCCTCCTATTTCACATTTTAGTCCAAAATTCCCACCATTTTTTACGTTTCCGGATTTTTTTTATGTTCTCTTGGTAGGCAATCACTGCAACTGCTATTGTTAAATCAACCGGTTCTCCTTTTCGGATTTTATCGCTTTCGGCGTCAAGTATATCGAAAATCTCTGGATTATAATTATACGGTTGTTGAGCCAATATCTCTCTTTCTGTTTCGTTTGTTTTATACATTATTTTCTCCTATAATTATTTTTAAAAAAGCCAGGTGCGGTAACCCCGATAAATAATAAAAAAGCCCTCCTGAAGGAGTTTTTACTCACGCTTGGGAAGCCGGACGCCTGGCGTCGCCCATTTAAAGGAGTCAGGATGGCAGATGTTGTTTGGTCTTAGTTTACATTTATAGTAATTATTTTTTCTTCAATATGATGATGGATGCTGGTAATTTGGTATGTTTCTTCTTTTATCCACACGACATCATCTTCGTGCGGAATATATGGAGTAGCCATTTCAAACCTATGAAGGATCTCTCGTGGAAAATTTCTCATTATTTTGTGTTCAAACATTATTTTTATTCCTCCTTGATGCTTTTTAGATTTTGTTTGCCTAAAATATCCATCAAATATTACTGCTGTTTAATTTATACAAACCGCATTCAATTCAACCTCTTGCGTAAACTCTCGTTCACTGCTATCGTAAAAACCAACAGTAGGTGAATAGTGAACTAAATTAAATCCGTTACCCTCATCGTCTTTTGCCGAAACGACTTCAAGATATGCCGTTTCTGGCCTCTCTTTTAAGAGTTTATTTATATGTTCCGCAAATTTTATTAATTGCATAATTACTCCTTTGATTATTATACTACCATTATTAAGGTCGGCTGGATTTTACTTGAGAGTTTTTATTTAAAGATATTATTTCTTCTAATTTTTCATAAAACATACTAGGCCCATATAGTTTAAACATATGCCGCACTGTTTCATAATTTAGACCATAGTCTAAGGCCGTTTTTTTTATAAAAGAATCTTTCATTTTATTTTCCTCCTATTATATTAATTATTGGCACGTCCTTTTTTAAGCCCCGGTGCTTTTTTGATTATTCCTTTACAATTTCGTCAAGTGCTTCTTGCAATTTTACCTGAAGCAGAGCTTTTGCCTGGCACTTGGCCTCTGTTAAATTGGTAGCGTCTAACTCCGTGCGGCAAAAAATGCTACAAGAAGCAAACCATTTTTTGCCGCCACCGTAATAATAATGGACTGATAATTTAAAAACACCCAACCGGATATTTTTTTAATTCTTTTAGTTTTTCGTCCATGGGCAATGAAATTATGGTATATCCCTCGTCTGTAGCAATCTGAAAAAACCCAAAATCGAATCTATGCCCAACAATAAATTTTTCATGGTTTGATTCGATTACCCGCATTTCTTTTTCATAAATGAATCCTTTTTCAAGAACCCATTTAACGATTATAGTTTTCATGTTTTTTCCTTTTAGTGACTGTGTAACATTATCAACCAACCGCCGAGCTTTTGGTAGGCTATATTACGCCACCCAAATTAATAACAAGCCCAAACAAGCCCACCCTATACCAGTGCTGCCATCAGACCAATATATAGAAGCAGCACCCAAAGCACAAATCCCTATTGAAGCCAACCCTTGACCTATATTGTTATCCATAATTACCACCTCATTAAATAATCTTGATATTGTTTCTGGGACATAGCCATTTTGCGAACTTTGCCAATGCCAAGATATTCAACCTCGCTAGTCGGGTGAGCGTTGCGAATGACCACTGGCTTATCTGAGTCAAAGTTGACCCCGATATAATGCCCACGATCTTCAGCGATAATCCCAGGCTTGTTATCAACAACGACACGCCTACCGATACATGCTGGAACTCCGTAATATTTTCTGACATACTCGCGACTCATTTTTCACCTCCAAGTGCATAACAGTAATAAAAGATATATAAAAATTATTCAAATAAAAACTTATACCGACTTACAAGAGAATCATCTCTCTGCTCAAGTTTTGAAGCCATTATAAACCAAGAAAAAAAAGGAGTCAAGAAAATAATAAAATAAAAATTATTTGACATTTGGATATCCTTATTATAGAATACCAAAAATTCAACAAAAACGAAAACGAAAGGGAAAACTATGGGAAAAGAAGCACCAGTTTACAACCAAAGATTGAAAGGAATGATCCAGGATAGTGGGCTTAAAAATGCTTGGTTGGCTAATCAAATTGGAGTCGATCAGACTATTATCACCAAGTGGATCAACGGGCAGCGTGAGCCTACGGTCACGCAAAAAAACAACTTAGCTACCTTGTTAAATTGCAAGGTAGCTGACATTTTTAACGTTATATAAGGAGAAATATAAGATGGAACAAACAAAAGATGGATATGATAGTAAGATAAATGAATATTACTATCTCAGCAATGGCGAATACGTGTTTCTGAATGACTATGCTGTAACACATGATGGCAGAAAAGTATTCCTTGTAACGCCTATATTTGAAGGCGAGGCAATTGAAATTAGTGGAGATGGTGATTCTCATCGTGAAATATTAATGACCTATAAGCATAAAGGCGAAGAGAGATTAGTAGGGGATATTTTTAAAAACCCTCCCTTAGAGAAACTTTCCGAGATTTATAGAAAAAAACTTTTGCAAATTGAGGGCTTATCACTTACCTTAAGTTTACTAATGGTTGAGGAACAAGCTTTATTAACAAAACATAAAAAAATAAAAGCTGCCATAGAACGTGATAGGTTATCCCTTAATTCTATGGACAAGGAAACGACAACAGCGAATGAAGAGTTAAAAGATTTGAGTGACAAGGTAAAAGATATGCGGGCAAATCTTAGTACTTTAGAGGATTCAACGGCGTTATTCACTAATCTTTCAGATTCTGTTTTAATTTCTAAAGAAGAAATTACAAGCCTAAACAAAGATTCTTTCAAGTTACAATGCCTTGAAGCTGGTGGTGTTGATAATTGGAGTTGGTATTCAGAATCATTAACAGATTTTTTTGAAAGATACCCAAAATAAAATTGGAGAAAATAATGGAAATTAAAGAGGCATCAGAAATATTAGATATTTCACCGGTAAAAGAAGACTATAATGTAGAAAAAATAAAATATGATACTGAAGAAGAAATACAAGTAGTTGAAGAACTTTACAGAAATATTCCAACCGACATGACCGTAAAAAAAAATTACGACTTTGTGAAGGATGGTGCAAAAAAAGTAAAAAAACTCATTTCCGCAACGGAGAAGCGGAGAAAGGAATTAAAGGCCGACGCATTAGATTACGGCCGCAAGGTAGACAGTATAGCAAAAAAGATTTCAGGTAGGTTCAAAGTTATCTATGATCCTATGAAAAAAATAATAGTTGATCATGAAACTAAAGAGGAGATAAAAAAAAGAGAAACTGAACGTATTGAAAAAGAACGACAAGAAAAAATAGAACTTAGAATAAATAAAATCTCAGGGCTGGCCTCTGAACTAATGCTATCTACAGCGGATGTAATTAAGTCACAAATGGAACTATTGGAGTTAGATGATGCAAATATATGGGCTGAAGAGTATTCCGATAAGGTAGTTGAGTTAAAAAAAAATACGATGATTCAACTTGACGAACTTTTTAGAATGAAATCACAAACAGAGAATGCTAAAAAAAGAGAAGAGGAGCGAAAAGAAAAAGAAAAAAAGGAACGTGAAGAAGAGCAAAAAGCGATCATGGTGGAAAATGCCAGGCTTGCTGCTGAGAATAAAAAGAATGCAGATGCACTGGAAGCGGCGAATAAAATCATTGCAGAACAGGCAGCAAGGGTTGAATCGGAAAAAATTGCAAAAGAACAAGCTAAAGAGGAAGCTGAGAAAATTGCAAAAGAAAAAATTGAGGCTGAGAAGTTTGCAATTGCGGAAGCAGAAGCTGAAAAAGAAAGGATCGCAATTGCGAAGGCAGAAGTTGAACGATTGATAATAAAAAAACAAGCTTTCCGTGAAGCTGAAACGGCAGCCTGGACTGAAAACGATAGGTTGAAAGCAGGGAGAAAAAAAGCGATTGATTTAACTATAACACAAGTTGTTGCGGAATTTAGTGAAGCTGCAAAACTTGGAGAAGAAGAGGAAGCTTTTGCGTTTGGTTTAATCCAAGCTGTTATAAGCAATAATTTTAAACATTTAAAATGGATTGATTGAGGGAGGAAATATGAAAATTATTAAAGTTGATAATTTTGGTTGCGAATCTGTGTCAGATATACTGATTGCTGAAAATGTTCACAAGGCGTATGCAAAAGATATTGAATTAGCATTGAACGCTAATTTTAGCGGAAGTTGTTCACCAGATTATTTCAGATCTGTGGATGATGATTATACACTTTTTATACCAGATTTTTAGATATTTTTTTCATTCAAAGCCGGGCATTTTGTTCGGCTTTTTTATTGGAGGATAAAGTGATTAAATTATGCAACTTAGGTTCAGGGTCCAGCGGGAATGCTACATATGCTAAGTTTGATGGATACAGCATTCTGATAGATGCTGGGTTTTCATTCAAAGAATTAAAACGGCGATTAAACTTGATTGGTGAATACATTATTGATGTTCGGGCTATTTATATATCACATGATCATAAAGACCATACGCAAGCTATACCACAAATAAAAAAACATACTGATATAGAGATTCATCAGAATGTTTTTCCTTCATCAACAATTCTAAGCAAAGACCCTTTGCAGATAAAATCGTTTCTTCTTCCACATGATTCCCCATGTTATGGTTTTGATTTTAAATATAAAGATTTCAAATTGACTTATATCCCTGATACCGGTTGCATTACTGAAGATGCTGTAAAAGCATTGTTGGACATTAACGGTATTGAAAACCATGTTGTCATTATTGAATGTAATTATGACCTAAAAATGTTGGCTATGGGGAGGTATAATCATGAATTGAAAGAACGAATAGTGGGGTGTGATGGGCACATGGACAATGTTGAAACCGGAAGAATTTTAAAAGAAATTTATCACGACAAGCTAAGATTAGTACTTCCGTTCCATCTATCCACGGAAAACAATAATATAGAGTTGGTTCAGTACGAAGTGAAAAAAGTAGTTGGAGACAAAGTTCATATAGTATGTTGCGAACAAAATAAACCCACTGCTGTATTTTATTACTTCTAATTACAATCAAAATGGTACATCATCGTCATACTTACCATCATCAATTATGGTGGTGGTAATCTTTTCTACAAACTTCATATCTACTAACTCAGGCCATTTACCGTTCTGGTCAAGTTGTACTTCTGTTGGACAGTCTATTACATTAGCATTGTAGGCTTCTTGAAATTCCTCAACTGACTGTGGGAAAGGTGCAGTAGAAAACTTTTCCCAGGTCTCCATTGCTTTTGTCACGGCATATCCGCTATAAAAATCAGGCATACAGATGAACATATTAATGAATCCGCTATTATATTCAGTTATTGCATATTGTAGTGTTATTTTTCCAAGAAGATTCCCGTTCTCTTTAGATTCATGTATATTGATTTTCATATCAATTACATAATACCATGTATGAGGTATTTCAGGAAACAACGGTGCTATTTTTTTAGGCTTAAAAATTATTTTCTGAAGCTCTGGCATTTGCTGGGCTATTATTTTTTCGTTCTCTTCTATTGTCCATTCATAGCCACACTTAGGACAAGTACGGATAACAATATGAACCTTCTCATCGCACTCAGGGCAATATTTCTCATTTTTTTTTTTACCCTGCTCCAGTACAAGTTTTGGAATGACTACTTTCATATTGTCAAGATCTGTCCCAAACTTTTGGGTATTAGTGGTAAGGTCCACAAGTAAGGCTTTTTCTTTGCCTTTAGCTGTTCTAAGAATACGTCCAATTGCTTGTAAAAAAAAACCAGTTGATTCCGTTGGACGTGCATTTATAAGACAGTCAAGAGGTGGGAAGTCGAATCCCTCAGCAAGAATATTAATATTTACCATAATCCATTTTTTACCGGATTCCCAGGCGAACATATTTCCTGCTCGTTCAAGTGCTGTTAATTTAGAATGAATTATTGCTACTTGATCTGGATATATAATCTCAATAGCAGTTTTTAGTTTTTCAGCATGATCTATGGTGCAAGCAAATACACAAACATGCTTATAGCCGCCAGCGTATTCCTGTATTGCAGCCGCAGCCGTATTTATATGAATCGTTTTTGTCATCACCTGACCAAGCTGATCAAGAACGTAATCGCCTGATTTGTCGACAGCTTGTAAATCTATTGTAAGTTGATCATCATAGACCACCTGCCCTTCCAATTTCATGAGATAGCCAAGGTTCCTAAGTTCCTCATAGGTTATTTTGTGGTTCACTTTTGGGAATAAATTTATGGTTCCTGGTTTACATCTGTTGCCGTAAATGTAACCAGAACTTAAACGATAAGGAGTCGATGTGCATCCAAAAATTCGCATATTTGGTGTTTTAGCCCTAAGTGTATCAATCACCTGGTCATATTGGGAACCCGTGCCTATTTGAACCTTGTGAGCCTCATCTATAATCAGGAGATCACAACCTGGATATTCATCTATATTGTTGATAAATGTTTGGATACTGCCAATAGTTACACGCTTGTCTACTTGTTTTTTATTCAATCCTGCACAACAAACTCCTACATCATGCGGGAGTATATCTGTTTGTTTTATAAAAGTTTCATAGGTTTGCTGAACCAATTCCTGCTTATGCATTAGTAATAAAAAATATTTATCAGATGTTTTATAATATCTTTCGATTAATCTACAAAACATTAATGTTTTTCCACAACCTACTATACCGTTAAGTAATACATTTTTTTGGTATCTTAGATCGTTGCTGATAACAGTTAATGCTTTTTTTTGATAATCTCTCGCTACATGCCTCATTTATTTTCCAACATTTTTAAATTATTTGAGCGGTCAATTCTTGGCCGCTCGGGGGTTAGTTGTTACCAGGGGACGTCATCTGTCGCAGCAGTTTCGGAGGCGGGTGCAGATGTTACAGCCTCTGTCGCTGGTACAAAATCAGCAGGGGCAGGGTTATATGCTGTGATTTCGTTTTGGAATTTTGTGCTATCCTTCCAGTCTGGCTTGACGTTGACCGTTAACAAGCATGTCTTTCCGTACATTTGCGATTCGTCAGGAGGAGGAAATGGGACACCGGTCAACCGGCAAATTCGTTTTAAAACACCCTGTCCGATGTCTTGACACATCTTGGTAGTATGTTGCACATTCAGCCAATCGCGCAGGATTGTATCTGAATGGGCACCCTCAACTATCTGCCACTGTGCCTCGAAAACCTTCCCATTTTTGGCGTTATTATCTTTTAATTCACTATTAATCATAACAGCTTTATACTTACCCTTTGGCACTAATTGTCTGCCGCCTGTGCCGTCCGACTCTTTTACATCTGCATCAATACCTATATCCATCAAACTCATGTTGTTGCCTCCTGTTTTATTTTATTAATTTTAAAAAATCTTTAAATCCAGTTCCCTTTAAGACAGGAATTTCAAAAGGAACATCATATCTGCATTTCGCTGTAAAGGCGGGTCTTGGCTGCGTAAAGATAGACCGCTCTCCGCTTCCAGTAACTTTAGCCTTTAAGGCACCGTCCTTTTTGGTTATATAAGCCTTATGATTTAAAAATAAAATTGCATCGCAAAATTCCTCGAATTTTTTTGCAGCCTTTTTATGCAATTTAATAACAAATTGATCGTAATTTTCACCTTCTGGATTATTATATGGCTTTATTTCGTTATGGGCTAATAATATAACTGCCATTCCTTTTTCGCTCCAAAGCTTTGTCAGCCCGCTTAATAATTTTACATGACGATTGATAGCATAATCATACCCTTTTTGATATCCAATATCTGAAATACTTTCTACTCCCTTTTCTATAGCGATCTCTTGATGTACGATAGCTTCCCACCAGTCTATTGTATCGACAACAACTGTTTTAAAATCATGATCTTCATTTATCAGCAGACCTATATTTTTATATACATCTGCCACTGTTTCAGACAATGGGAATCGTTTTGGTTTAATCTCACCTAATCCAGACTCTGTTTGAATAAAAATCGGATTAGGTGCTATAGAAGCCCACGTCGATTTACCTAACCCGTGAGATCCATGCAATAAAATACGCGGCGGCTCCCGTTTTTCATTAGTTTCTAAAAAATCTTCAAAACTCATTATTTCACCCCTTTAATTAAAAAACGATATTTTTTAAAACCCTACCGGCTTACACGGAAATCAATTCGCTGCTCAAGTTTTGAAATCATTATAGACGAAAGATTTATCAATGTCAAACAAAATTAATAAAAAAAAATAAAAATCTTATTTGACAGCTATAAACAAATTTGTTATTGTTTTATTTAGAATAAACATAAAAATTAAAAATGGAGGTATAAGTTGAATAATAACAATCATGATGAATATTTATCAGTTGAAGAATTTACGGAATTTTTAGGAGTTACAAAGCCTACAGTTTATAAATGGTTAAAATTAGGTATGCCGCATATACAGGTTGAAGGCCGCGGAGTCATTAAAATATTGAAATTCAGATCATTAAATTGGTTAGAAAATTCAACACCTAAAAATGTAAAGAGGATGGGTAGTTAGATGCTTGATACAGCATTAGAATTACTTGAATTAGGTCTATCCGTAGTCCCGCTTCAAAAAAATAAAAAGACCCCTCCTTCCGGCTGCACATGGAAAGAGCAGCAAGTTACGTTACCTACTCATGCGACTATAGAGGAACGCTTTCAAAGCTATCCTGATAGCGATTTAGGCATTATAACAGGTAATGTATCTGGTATTATTGTTGTCGATGGTGATAGCGCAGAAGCATGCACCTGGATTGAGAAAAACTTTCCGCATACATGGTTGACTGTAAGTAATGCAGGGCGAGGTAAGCATTATTATTATAGGACGCCTGGTGATGGGCGCATTGTTAAAACTTCAGCAGGTATAGTGTATGATGCGGTTGATATACGAGGTGAAAAAGGTCTGGTAGTCATACCACCTTCTGAACATAAATCTGGGAACCTATATCAATGGAATGTTGCTGAAGGTTTTTCGTTAGAAGACTTGAGCGAATTACCTGAATTTCCTGATAAGTATATAGATAATACCAAGACATATGAAACATATGCAACAAAAAATAATAATTATACACCAGGCGAGCTTAAAAATATAGCTGATCAATGCGCCTGGCTGCGACATTGCAGAGAAGATGCCACAATTCTCGGTTATAATGAGTGGGTATGGATGTTATCAATAGTCAGCAAGTGTGTCGACGGTAGAAAAAAATGTCATTGGTTGTCAAAGATGAGTACAAAATATGACTATAATCAATGCGATAAAAAAATAGACGAAGTTATAAATAGTATGGGTGCAGTGTCATGCCGAACTATTGCAAGTAAATTTAACGGCTGTTTTGATTGCAAAGTTGAAGGTAAGGGCAATCTGAATTTCTCACCTGTCATTTTAGGTGCTGAGGCAATATTTAAAGAAGAGACACAGAGGGTATCAATAGATGATATAGAAAAAGAACAAATTAACAATACAACGTTACAATTATCCGAAAAAATTATTAATCCTGGTGGGTTGCTTTCGTTGGGAATGGCTGCTCTTAGGGATTCTGACGCTCCAGATATCCCACAATACTCTTTTCCTATAGTTATCTCTATTATTTCAAGGGCGTTGATGGGAAAAATAGAATATAGAGGTGTGTGGCCAAACTTCTATACAGTGAAAGTTGGTGGTACGTCCACAGGAAAGACTGACTCGGATAAGATAATGCGGAGAGCAATCAATAATGATGTTGATTTAGATGGCTTTTATGGCCCGGATGATTTCTCATCTGGGCCTGGTTTGCTTCGTGGGTTAGTGGACGACCCGCAAACTTTAATCAATCTAGATGAAATTTCGTATTTATTCAAGAGATTTGATCGACATGACCCAGTAACATCTGGGAAGATTGAAATATTGTTACAACTGTTTACCAACTGCGGATTGACCTATAAAAAACCTTATGGAGATGCAAAGAAAACGATTACCCTTGAAAAGCCTTGCGTCTCTCTTATAGGAAATGCTACGACAAGTATTTTTGATAATATTAGACCTGAAGATTTTGTGACAGGTCTGATACAGCGATTTACTTTCTGGTGTTATGACGGGAAAATTCCAAAAAGAAAACCCTATGTTGGCAGGAAAAATACTAATATGGATCTATTTTTGAAAAAAATAAAAGAAATCTATCAATCTAAAATAAAAACAAAAAATGACAAGCTTATTGATGTTATAGGTGGAACTGTTACAATGTCGATAGAACGGGCAGCATTTGACCGACTTAACCAATTCTCTGAACATAATATAGATGCAGCCAATATCGAAGATGATCAGGGAAAAATTGGTATCATTAGCAGAAGATTTCATGAGGCTATAAAGTATGCTATGATCTTCTTAGCCGGGACTTATGAGATAACATTGCAGTCTATTGATTATGGTATTGCGTTGGCTGAATTGTTGTGTGACTGGAAATTGAACGTACTGTCTAATAGGGTAAGAGAAGGGCAGTTCCATCAAGATTGTGAAATATTCAAAGAAGGTATTGTTGCAACGATTAAAACCGGGAAAAAACCAACTGGAAAAATGATTGCAAATAGAAGACCTCGCATAAAAGAGTTAAAACCACACGAATTCAATAACGTTGTTGTAGCGTTGGCAGCGAGAAAAGAAATCGAAATTGATGATAGCAAAGGTAGTACAAAATATTTTTTGTTGAAAGATTAAAAAAAAAGGTTGCATTCTTTTTTAAAAAAAGGGATGCTTTATTCACTATGTTAAAAATTCTTGTAACACATAAATCACCCCATATCACACCTCAAAAAATACAAAGGTACAAAAATGGAACAGCCCCCACTGTACCAACAAACATACTGAATTCACGGCACGGATGAAATAGAACAGTAGAACAGAGGCCACAGAGAAAATTAAATATATATAGTGTTGTAACTGGGCTGTACTACTGTTCTATTTTTTTTTTTTTT